TTGATTCGCAGTTGGCTGGTTATGACACAATGCAGGGAACATCAGAGGCTGCAATCAACAAGCAGTTGGCTGACAGTCTTGCTGGTATTGGCGAGTCATACGGTAAGGCTCAGGCAATCACCGAACAGGGTTATGGAGATTTGATTAACTACTTGTCTGCAAATCAACAAGACCCTTACGCTCAGGTTCGTGTGCAAAACTCTGCACCAATGCAACTTGAGGGTCAAGGCATGTTGGAGGGACGTGGGGCTTTGAGTCCAGATGTTCTTGCTTACCAACAGGCTGTGTCCTCAGCAGGACAGAGTGGTGCTGACCAGTATCAGAACTTGTTAAATGTTTTGTCATCTCTAAATAAGAGTGGTA